AACTGAGCCGGTAGCTGTTGAACCGCATGATGACCTGCAACGGGTTGGCAGCGTTCACGGCGGCAATCGTTACAGGGCCAATGATGCCGTCCTCCGGCACGCCGACTGCTTTTTGTAGCCATAGGGCCGGCTGGCCGCCATTATACGCCGCATCAAACACTTGGAATGCAATACGCGGGTCGAAGTTATCGCACGAGTATGCGTCCCAGTATTTCGCCTTGGCGATAGCCTTCGCCGTCTCCAACGGCAAATCCTCCATCGCGCCCGTGTATCCATACGCTCGCGCCACGCGCTGCGTGATGCCCCACATCGTCTCACCGCCAGGGTCGGCGGGGTTGTTGCTGTAGCCCCCCTCGTTGCCGATGAGGGCAGTAAATGCGTCGTCGAAGGTTGACATATCAACTCCAAATAAAAACGAGCGCCGCTGGAAACGGGTCGCCCTGATCGACCCCACTGCCAAGCCCGACAATTCCAGAGTCTTGCGGTAGGCCGCCTTGCGTGCCTTTTGCATACGCTGCACCATCCAGCAACGACAGTAGTGTTTGGCCCCCACGCTGAACGGTGACGTTCGGCGAAATAGCTACTGTCAGCACGTCGCCAGCAACAACAGGCAACTGTTGCCGTGACGTTTGCCGTCCTGCCGCGCCGTAGGGCGAACCGCCCGCAGCCGTTGCGCTTACGAGGAAGTAATTTGAATACGACGGAACGGTGAACGCGCCAGACTGCGTATAGACCGCTGTGCTTTCTTGCGGCGGGGGCGATATAGCGTAGAACTTTTGCGGCGCAGCCTGTTGCGCAGCGTACAAGTATGCCGCGTTCAGCGTGTTGTATCTGAAGTTAATGGACGCAAGCTGAACGTCAGCGCCGTTGACTTGTGCCGCCGTAATGACAATGGGCGGGTTAGGAACAACCGACGCGGATTGCGTGTCCGTGGCGTCCACCTGCACCGCAACAATGCCGGTTCCGAGAACTCCGCTTGTAAGCTGAGTGTCTGCGGCGTCAGTCTGAGCGGCCTGGGTGACGACAGCCAGCGTGCCGGACGCGGCCTGAGCGTCTGCGGCGTCGGCCTGGGCGGCCTGGGCGACGACAGTCAGCGTGCCGGACGCGGCCTGCGTGTCTGCGGCGTCGGCCTGGGCGGCCTGGGTGACGACAGTCAGCGTGCCTGACGCGGCCTGCGTGTCTGCGGCGTCGGCCTGGGCGGCTTGGGCGGATACAGGTAACGTGCCCGATGCGGCCTGCGTGTCTGCGGCGTCAGCCTGGGCGGCTTGGGCGACGACAGTCAGCGTGCCCGATGCGGCCTGCGTGTCTGCGGCGTCGGCCTGAGCGGCCTGGGCGGATACAGGCAGCGTGCCGGACGCGGCCTGAGCGTCTGCGGCGTCAGCCTGAGCGGCCTGGGTGACGACAGTCAGCGTGCCCGATGCGGCCTGAGCGTCTGCGGCGTCGGCCTGAGCAGTCTGGGTGACGACAGTCGGCGTGCCCGATGCGGCCTGCGTGTCTGCGGCGTCAGTCTGGGCGGCCTGGGTAACAACAGTCAGCGTGCCGGACGCGGCCTGCGTGTCTGCGGCGTCAGTCTGGGCGGCCTGGGTAACAACAGTCAGCGTGCCGGACGCGGCCTGCGTGTCTGCGCGGTCAGTCTGAGCAGCGGTTGCGGAGACGCCGCTTGTGGTCGTGCCGAATATCCACGCGTCCCAAACCTGCGCCTCTGTTTTGTCTAGGTCGCCCCAGGCAATGCGTGCGTAGACCTGCGCGGCACTGCGTTTGACATACCGCGCCTTGAGCCAGCCGTTGATCTGCGCGGCGGCGGTCATGGATTACCCTTGCGAGTACACCACCTGCCCGCTGATATTGCTCGCCGTCGTGGTAGAAGGAACGAACAGCAGGAATGGGACACTGCCGTCATACATGCGCGGCATACCGGATGTGATTGCGTCAACGGCTGCTGGCACGTTCGACCCCGTGATTTCCAGCCGCGCAACCTCACGGTAGGCGACTAGCGAGGCGGCCCCGGAGGTCCATGTCGCCGAGAGCGTGAACGACTGCACCGATTGCACGCCGGTATCGCCAGCGGCTAGGCCCATAGGGTAGAACGAACCGATGGCGGACGATGCTACGCCGGCCAGAATGCCCGTTCCTGTCTGACCAGCCGTGCCCGCCTGATTGGTGTAGGACATGGTAAAGGTTGGCGTGCCGGAGCCGGTCGCCGTCGTAACCTCAAGGCCGATCAGAACCTGACTGCCGCTGCTGGCACCGTTGGCGTCGCGTGCTGGCCATGCCACGGAGTTGATGGTCTGCGCGGTTGTTGCGGTCAGGTTCAGGCCCGAGTTATGCCAGAGCCGGTCGCACAAGACGAGCGTGCCCGCGATGGTAGCTTGGGCCTGAAAGCGTGCCAGATAGACGTTCTTCCCGGCGACTGCGGCAGGGAACGGGATTTGGCCGCCATAGCTGGTGAGCGCAGCGCCGGACATACCAGGGGACGGCGCAACAGCCGCGCCCGGTGCGCCGGCGAGGTAGAACAAACTCTGCGGGCGGCCCGCGACCAGCGTAGGTGTTGCGGCCTTTGCGATGGACGCGGGCGGCAACATCCCCGCCAGCAGTTGGTCGAGTGTGGTGATCGCCATGACCGGCCCCGATTATGCGCCGTAAGCCGTAATCGTCCAGCTTGTGACACTAACCGGTTGGCCCGCCGTGATGGACGTCGAAGTCAGGTTCAAGTCCGCGCCGCTGGTGCCACAAACGCCTTGGCTGACGCACGTTGTGCCCGCCGAAGAAGTGCAAAGACGATAGTAACCTGCGGTGCCAGACGCGGCGGCGTTTGTGGTTGTAAACGCATTAAACGTCAGAACGCCGTTCGACACCGTGCCCGCCGTTGACGACATAGGCAACGACACGAGCAGCGTGCCTGTAGCGGACGCTGCGCAGTTGGCGGGCGGTGAGCCAGTGTAGATCAGCAAATAGCCTGTAGACCCCAACTGCGTGACCAAATCAGTCATAGCGTTGGTGCGGTGTGTGGTCGAGTATTGGACGGCCATAGTAGCTCCTAGTTATTGCGCCCGAGCAGTAACCGGCGCACGAGAGATTGAAGCGCAGAAGTGCCGAGGCTGGCAAGCACTGCTGCAAACGCAAACTCGGCCATGCGAGGCATCTGAGGGAACCACGCCAGAAGCGCCGGGGCGGTTGACGCCAGCCCTGCCGACACGAGCGCACGCCCCACGACGACACGCCAGGATAGTTGCTCGGCGGAGTCGAGGATTTGGCCTAGCCCGATCAACGCGCCGAGGACGGACGACCAAGCAAAAAACGAAAAATCAATCTTGTCGTGATCCATAGCGGCGTTTTAGGTATCGTCGAAGAACAAGCTCGCCCGCAATAAAAACCGCCGCCAGCAAGAGAACGTAGAACAGATCGCCGATCATTTTGCCCACTTCTTTGCGTTGAGCGCGAAAGTGGCCCGCTTGCGCGTTACGGGGCTAGGGGAATGTTTTGCTTTTTCTAGCTTCGCCACGGGAATTTTCTCGCCTTTGGGGACGTGAAGCGGCTTGTGCAGCTTGCCTTTGTTGGCAGGGTTGATTTTAATACCAGACTTGCTCATGGGTCGATTCCTCTGCAGTGCCCGCCAGACTGGAAAGGGTCAAGCAGGTTCTGACACAGCGCACGGGCAACACGCTGACGATACCTGTCCATCCCACTAGGATTCGCAATAGAAAGATACCTGTCGCATCGGAAGGTCAGCATCCACTCCTGCGGCAAGTCGAGGAACAGGGCAGTGGACGCCACGTTGAGGCTGATGTCAAGCAACTGCCCGACGATGAGGATTGGCATGGCAAGCACTTCACTTGCTTTAGTTAGCTTGCCGCTATTACGTGCTGCAAGAAGCGCCATGACCGCGAGGAAAGCGAACCAAGTGGCGTAAGCAAGGCCAAGGTAGAGGGCGATAAGTTTGAGATACATCATTACACTCACCATGTGGCTGCCCGCGCTGCTGAAACTGTTGCTGCACCTCGAAATGTGCGCATTTTAGTATTCCTGCCAGACGGCAATTGAGTTGGAGCCAGATGCGTTTGCAACCTGATAAGTCTGGCCGGGCGGCACAACTGCCGTCATCACACCGTATGTCGATACCGCTACGGGGGTATAGAAGCACGAAACTTCAGTGCCGTTGACAAGAATCCGCGTGCCGGCACCAGCAGTCGCCGCCGTATAAACCTCAACTTGGACGAGCAAGGGGCGACCGGTGGAATTGGTGTAGGTCGTCCCAATGGCACGAGAGCCTGTGACGTTGCTGTATCCAAGATTGGATGGTGTTGCGACTTGCCCCAAAGTAACGACTTGGTTTGACGCGCTTGCTGACGCAGCGACGGTCTTGCCCGTAGTTGTGGCCCGCCAGTTAACGCCGTCCCAAACCACCTCGATAGCCTGGTTAGTGTTGTAGTTGGCCCAGGCATAGCTTGAGCTCCCATCCGGGAAAAAGAGCGCAGGGAAGCCGCTGGCTACGTTGGTCTGCACTGTGACCGTATAGCCGCAACCATACACGCGAACCCGTTGGCCGGTGAACGAACCGGGGTTGACGGTGATCGTCCCCGCAGCCGAGAAACCCGGCAGAACCAGGGTGTTGAACGCAACCGGCGTAATTGTGCTGCTTGCCGCGGGGGTCAAAACTTGCGTTCCGGCCTGCGCCCAATTAACCGCTTGGCTCGCCGCCGTCGCGTTCGCTACTGCGAAGGTCTGCGAGGCGTTGCCTGCAACGGGGGCGGCGTTGGCGTTGACATTGCTGACAATCTGGTTGAAGTTCGCCATGACCGGGACGGCATCAACCGCCTGCCCGTTCTGAATCGTGTATGGAAGTGGATTAACGACGGCCATGACTTAATCCTCAACTCACCACGTAATAGCTTCAACCGCCGCGACAGACGTAGCCGCACGCACTTGATCTTTAAGCGCCTGCAAGTGCTGGAACGCCGCTTCGCCTTGTGTGCCGATTGCTTGCGCCAAGCCCTGTAGGTCGGCATAGGTAAACGGCACCTTCGCGTTGTCAGCCGCCACCCAGTAAAAGCCCGGTGGAACAGCCTGCGTTGCGCCAAAAGCCAGAAGCATCCGCGTCAAGTTTGCTACGCTGTCTGGATCGGCTTGATAAGTCTTGGCCGCGCCGCCCTCGCTGGTGTAGCTCACCGGCTGCTGGACAGCCTGTTGGTAGGCGGCGTAGAGCGCAGCGATCTGTTTGTCTTGCGCCTGCGCGGTCAACTCCTCACTCGTCGGAGCGGGCGGAGTGTAAGGCTGCAGCGTTGCTGGCACATTTAGAATGTCGCCGTTTGGAGCGGCGAACGAATAAACGCCGTCCGCCTCTTTGACGACAACGTTGTCCTCAAACGCATGAACCGCGTTCGTTACAGTGTCTATAAAGAATTGCATAGTTGACCCCTTAATACCACTCAACCCAAGACGATATAGAACCGTTGTTGCTTTGCCCTATATACACTTGGTAGCTGCCGCCATTAGGAACAACAAAAAAGGCCGACACGTCACTACCGTTGGGCGCAACACCGTTGTTTATAGTGTATCCATTAACAACAGAATAGACCGCCGCGCTGTTGTATGTTTGACAAGTCACCCACACCCACATTGTGTAACCTGTGGTGTTGTAGTAAGTTGTGCTTAACGCACGGTTAGGCGCAGTTAGCTGGACATTTGTGAGGTGCCCAGCAGTGTTAACACCTGCGGATTGCAGTTGTCCTAAATTCACTGCCTGGTTGCTCGCTGACGCATTCGCCACCGCAAAAGTCTGCGCAGCGTTGCCTGCAACGGGAGCGTAAAGGCCGTTCGCTTGCCCCAAAGTAACGACTTGGTTTGACGCGCTTGCCGCCGCAGCGACGACCTGACCAACAGTCGTGGATCGCCAGTTAACGCCGTCCCAAACCATCTCGATGGCCTGATTAGTGCCGTAATTGTTCCACGCGTAGCTTGAGCTTCCGTCCGGGAAAAAGAGCGCAGGGAAGCCGCTGGATACGTTGGTTTGCACTGTAACCGTATAGGCGCAGCCATACACACGAACCCGTTGGCCGGTGAACGACCCTGGGTTAACGGTGATCGTCCCCGCAGCCGAGAAGCCCGGCAGAACTAAAGTGCTAAACGCAACCGGCGTAATTGCGGCGCTTGTTGCAGGAGCCAAGACCTGCGTTCCGGCCTGCGCCCAATTAACCGCTTGGCTCGCTGCCGTCGCGTTCGCTACTGCAAACTGGTTGCTTGCAGAGCCGTTCAACGCGGCAAACTGTTGCTGCGCCTGAGCGAGCGGCACCGCCCCTGCCGGGTTACTCGTAGTAGCGACAAGAAACTGCTGCGAAGGGTCGCCGTCTACAGAGGCGGCGTTCGCGTTAACATCCTGCACGATCTGCGTGAAGTTTGCTTGAACCGGCGTCGCGTCAACCGGATCGCCGTTTGAGATCGTGTAGGTCAATGGGTTGATGATTGCCATTAGCCCGCCCCAGTGTATTGAAGCGCCTCGTAGCGGAAATCAAACCGCCCTAGACGGAAATAGTAACCGCTGTTACCAGAAAGAACAATTTGACACGTTTTGAACACGAGTGGCGCAGGGAACGCCAACGGCGACGCGCTGGAGTTGTAGGGCGACGGTGCCCATACGGTTCCTGGGTTGCCCCACACAATGCCAGCACCGCCCCAAGTAGACGGGGTATTGATAGGCGACAGCTGTGCTTGGTTGATTAGGTTTCCTTGGCTGTCAAGAACCTGCACCGTGTAGGACTGCGCACCATAAACAGCGGAGACGATCATTTCGACAGACGCCTTTTCCGCCATCGGCGGGGCTGGATCAATCAGGGCGCTGGTCATGTTGATCGTCAGCGGAGCGCCGTTCTCCGTAAAGGAGTCGCCGGCTGTAGTGTAAGCGTTGCTTTGAAACAGTTGCGCGCCAATGCTGTTAACCGCAACGATGAACGAGTTGCCAAGCGGCGTGATTACGTCGGCTGGAAATGTGTGCGGCCCGCTCCACTTGCCGACTTTGAGCGGGAACCAATACTCAAACCGCCCGAGCACGTCCGTTGTCGTCACCGTATCAAGAGAAATGCGATACGTGTCAGCACTGTAGGCCGCGCAAGCGCGTGTCGGCTGCGTGCAGTTGAAGAACGGATACACCACGTCAGGGTTTGGCTCCGTCACAGCCATGCTCATCGTCGGGATGGTGCGGATGCCGTCCACAGCCATGAACATGATACCCGTAGGCGTTGGAACTGCCGTGCGAGGCGCAGAACAGCCGACGCTGGCGGTGATCTGGTTCAGCGCAAGGTTGCCGCCGCTCGTTGACCCGCCATAGTTCCAGTCGCCCGTAATCTGCCAAATTGAGTTCGCCTTGAATGCGATCAGCGCAGACAAAATGCCCTGCGTCGCAGTCGAGATACCTTGCGGCACAAAAACGGTGATTGCCTCGGTGCTTGCGCCAAGCGTCAACACTTGCCCCGCGTTAGTCTGCCGCAACGGGTAAAGTGAGTCGCTGAAGTAGGCTTGGTTGCCCACTGCATACCACGCACGCCCGTAGAACTGCGCAACTGCCGTGGGCACGGCGCTCAACACGGCGGTCGAGCCGTTCATCATGTTGCCAGTGCTGTAGGCCAGCGTCGTCAGGTTGATCGTCCCGATTGGGCCACTGGACAGCGTATAGCCCGGATGCGTGATGACGATATAGTTGCCCACCACCGCCATGCAAGGGGGCGTCCACGCGCCGCTCGTGCCTTGCGTTACAGGCACATTGTTGCTGGCGACGCCGCTAATGGACACAAACGCATTAGTTGCCGTGTCGTAGCAAAACGGTTGGTCAAAGCCGGGGTTAAGCCCGCTGGCGACCATGCCAAAGACGCGCGTGCCGACGGAAATCATGACAGACACAACGCCGGGGGATGTAAACCCGCTGAACGTTGTGATGCTCGTGCTGGCAGGGCGCGGGGCCAGCATGTTGTTACTGACCGGATCGTGAATCAGGTTCGTCAGCAGTTTACAAGCGCCGGGGAACGACAGCTTACCGTCCCGCGCATCAGATAGACCTACCGGGCGCCACTGGTAGATTGCCGGGGTGCGGAGCATTTAGAACCCCGTAACTTTAGACGGCGGCAGCCGGCCTGATCCACCCGCGAACGAGTTGCCGAGCTTGACAGTGCGGGCATGGTTCTCGCGGTCGCCTTGCATCTTCAAGAACGCTTGCAACTTGTTTTGCGCTTCAGCCGCGTATTGAGGCTGGCGTGTGTCATCGGTCAAGCGCATCACGTCTGCGGCAAGCGCCGTGAGCAGATAGTCGCTGTCAGGAAACCACGGCACAACGCTGGACGTTGCGGGGCTTGCAATATCTGACGGCTGGCTCCAATACCGCAGCGTGAACGCGATTGTGCTGTTCGGCATGGGATACAAGTGCAGCGTCCCGGCTGCCGGATTGCTTGCCCACATCGTCGGATACGCCATCGCGACATTGCCGACGTTGATCCGGTCGTAGTCGGGCAAGCTAATCTGCCGCATCGGCTGCGGCAGGCCGCCAATGTAATACCAGAGTTCGTGCCCGCGAACGTAGTCCGCAGGGAGGGTGTAAGTTTGAACGCCAGCGGCCACCGAGAACTGGGCTGTTTTGAGCAGCACGTCCAGGTCATAGGTGCGCGCCAGCGTCGCAAGGCGCATGTTGAGCAGATCACCCGCCTGCACGGTATACCCAGGCGCTTTTGCAATCTGCAAAGCGTAAGTAATGATCTGCTGCGCCGTAAGCATTAAACCGCCTTGGCCCGCGTTTCTTCGAGCTGTTTGACGCCGCGCTTGTAGTCGAGCGACAGCTCCTCGATCTTCGCCTTGAGCCGGTCAGAAAAGTCGTCGCCGTCCTTGTGCTTCTTGAGATACTGGCTCAAATCCAGTTCGGCGTTACGAATCATCGACTCTTTCTCGATCAGCATCGCTTCAAGCATCTTGACTTCGTTCTTGGCGCGTTGCCGCTCGGCCACGGCACGAAAACGGTCGATCTCAGCGTTGATCGCTTCAGTCGATACACCGATCGGAAAGTTCCCGTTGAAGGTGACGCTCATCCCGTCTGCGACAGTTGCCGCAAACTGATAGACATACCCAACGCTGCTTTTTTCACTCATAGATTAACCTCTCAGGCTGAACTCACGTTGACGACGATATGCGTCGAAGGGCTTGCGCTGGCCGCGAACTTCTTGCTCGTGCGCCCAAGCGCGGCTCATGATATCACGCATTGATGCAGCCTGCGCCTTCGTGACCTTGTAAGACGCGCCTTGGTGAAAATGCCGCCCGTCAATCGAGAGATGGCTGCTATGCGGAGGAAGGTCGATGAACACTTCCTCATACTCGACTTCGATCTCGACCGGCTTGTCCTCTTTTTTCGCCTTGACGGCTGCCGCGGCTTCGCGAATTTGTGCTTCAAGTTTGTCGTTCATGCTTGCTCCAAAGAAACTGACGGGGCACTTAGCCCCGTCAGGTTAACCATTAGCCAAAGGTGGGCGAGAAGGCCGATCCAGACTCGATGCGCATGAAGAACTGGTTGTTCATGATCATCGTGCCGTAAAAGACCTTCCAAGACACCACGCGGGTTTGGTTTTGCGGGTCAAACTTGTCCGCGCCAGTCAGGTAGAACGTCTTGAGCGAGTCAAGCTCGACTTGCGCGAACGCTTCCTTACCAAAGATGAAGGTAGGATAGACCGTCACGCCGGTTGCGGGAGCCGCAGGCGCGGTTTGCGACACGCCAAGGCCAGTGATGACAACCGTCGATCCGGGGGCGATTTGCGTCGCGTTGCCAGACAGCGGGCCAGTCGTCGGGCCGGAAGCGGACAAGCCGAGGTTCGTCGGGGGAGACGACGTGCCAACATACACGTTGTAGGTGTAGCCTGCCGTGCTCGGCACCGTAACGCTAATGGAGCCGGTCGGCCCCGTCACGCTGATGCCCGTAGACGGCTGGTAGATCACCCGCTCGTAGTTGGTGTTGATATCCGAGGCCGTAACCTGGACGTAGTAGGTGCCCGTCGCCAGCGAACCCGCAGTGCCTGCCGTGCCGGAGACAGCCGCCGCACCCGTCCACGCCGGGACAAGGTTGGAGCGGGTAAACCGCACACCGGACCACTGGCCGATCTCGTTGTTATACAGCTTGCCAACGTCGCTGTATTGCCATGCGGTCACAACCGTCGAGTTCTCGCGCAAGTCTTGCTCGACCAGCGGGTGAATGACGGCCACGTAGTGCGGAGCAGTCGCAGCGGTGACGCCCTTGGGGTTTGCGGCGGGCTTCATCTTGATGTCCGTCTCGCCGCCGCCCATGTAATACCGTGCGCCGTTGGTGAACAGCGTGCCCATTGCACGGTTAAGCTCGTGCGGGGTCAGGACGGAGCTGTTCGTCAGGCTAGCCCGTGCGCCCACAGCGCCAACGTAGTTGACCTGCGTGCCGCCCATGATCGCATTGAACGTGTTGCGTTCAATGGTTTCCGTCGCCTGCAAACCGATCAGCTCCACGGCCTTCTTAAAGACCGGGTGGTTAATGGTCAGTTCAGCAACGTCCGTGATGCGGATCAGGTCGCCCCACTGCGCCACGGTGCCGGTCACTTGCGTA